CGGACCGCCCCTACGGCCCGCGCCACCCCAGCGGTGGCTGCATCGTCGCTCGATGCGCTCCGCGCGCCGCCTCCCGCCGTCACCGGTGTCCGAATGAAAACGCGCCCACGGCCATTTCTGGGCGGATGCGGGGCGCTCGGCATGCGACGGACGAGGGCGCTCAGGGAGGCGGCGAACTGAGCGGGCGCGGGGCCCGGCTAAGGGTGGCCAAACCAGCTTCCGCGGCGCGCGCGCCGGGCGTAGAGGCCAGCCTGGCCCCTCCCTGCGAGCCTCTCTGTGGGCTCGGCTGTCCTGGCCCCCGACGTTTACCCCGACCCATTTCTGCACTTCCCGTATTTCGCTTAAATCTTTAATTTTATTGGCAGGAGTGGAGGGACTCGAACCCCCAACCCCCGGTTTTGGAGACCGGTGCTCTAGCCATTGAGCTACACTCCTGGGGGCGCCGCAGCGCCTCGGCTGAATTTTTCATGCCCTTTGGTTGAGGCGAGCGCAAGTCCTCGCCTGCCGTCGCTGAAGCCGGCCACGAGACCGCCGCGGTTCAACCCTGCGCACGTCGGCTTGCCGACCGAAGCGCCGAGGGCGCGAAGGTTGGAGCGGGTGAAGGGAATCGAACCCTCGTCATAAGCTTGGAAGGCGTTGGCGCAGGGATAAAATACAACGTCCGTTCTGACACAAAGGCGGTTTTTATCCTCTTTGACAGCAAAGGGCTATTCCCTGTTGTCAGAATCGCCCTCGGATGTCTCCCGCCTTTCGAGCTGCCCCTCTTCCGCAAAAGCCTAGCGACTAACACGCCGTCGCCGTCTCAGGCGCGGTGCTTTCCATCGTCCAAGTACCAACCGCGTTCCTACCCACTCATACGAAAACCTCCTGGCCCGTTGCCATCGGACCAGGAGGCGAAAGGATTCGAACTGTGCAAAAACAGCATACAGCTTCGGGTCGTTCCCCGCAAGCCCATCCGCATCTTTCGACCTCGGATGATCCATCGCTTCCTGAATTCCTGCGCCGCAGGCCGCACAGCCCTGTCGAGATTGCGGGGGATTCGCGATGAAAATCATTTCAGCCGACGAGCGGCTCGCTGAACTTCGCGGCGTGAAGGCGCTCATTGTTGGCCCCTCTGGCGTCGGCAAGACGTCGTTGCTACGGACAGTCGATCCAGCGCGAACGCTCTTTCTCGACATTGAGGCAGGCGATCTCAGCGTGCAGGATGTGCCGGTTGACACATTGCGCGTGGACGACTGGCCCACAGCGCGTGACATTGCCTGCCGTATCGGCGGTCCTAATCCAAGCTATGCTCCGACGGCGTGCTACTCACAGGCGCACTATGACGCCGCGGGGGGAGCGCTCGACAATCTTCATCGCTACGACACGCTGTTCGTTGACAGCATCACAGCGGTAAGCCGCCTTTCCTACCGCTGGTCAGAGCAGCAACCGGAAGCCTTCTCCGAGCGCACCGGCAAAAAGGACACTCGCGGCGCCTACGGCCTGCATGCGCGCGAGATGATCGCTTGGCTGAACCAGCTGCAGCACGCACGCGGGATGAATGTCATGTTTGTCGGCATCCTCGAGCGCGTCACCGACGAGTACAGCATGTCGACATGGCAGTTGCAGATGGAGGGCGCAAAAACCTCGCGCGAGTTGCCGGGCATCGTCGATCAAATCATCACCATGCAGTGGGTCGACTTCGGCGACGGCAATCCAGTGCGCGCCTTCGTCTGCACCGCACCGAACCCGTGGGCCTATCCGGCCAAAGACCGCGCCGGCCGGCTCGAGCAGATCGAGCAGCCGCACCTCGGCAACCTGATCGGCAAGCTCGTCGGTCCCGGCGAGCGCAACCCATTCGCCAGTTTACCCGAGCAAAATGCTCAAAACTGAAAGGAGTAGAGAAATGGACTTCAACGACGCGACCGGCAAGCAACGCAGCACCGATCTAATTCCGAACGAGACTATCGCGGTGGTGCAATTGAAAATCCGCCCCGGCAATGCCGGCCCTGACGGCATGCTGAAGCGTTCCAAGAACGGCGACTCGGAAGCCTTGGACTGCGAACTGAAGGTGATCGGCGGGCAATATCATAACCGCAAGTTTTGGGACCTGATTACTGTCGCTGGTGTAACCGAGCGACACGCCAAAGCCGCCGAAATCTCCCACGTCAAGCTGTGTGCGATCCTAGAGTCGGCGCGCGGCATCAAGCCGAACGATCTCAGCGAAAGCGCTAAGCAAGCTCGTCAGACCAATGGCTGGGCTGACTTCAACGGACTCTCCTTCATTGCCAAAATCGGCATCGAGAAGGGCCAGCCCAAGCCTGATGGTAACGGCACCTTCCCCGACAGAAACAAGTTGCTCGAAGTGATCACGCCGGACCGGCGCGACTGGCATCCGGTCGAGCAAATTGTGAAGCACGGCGGTGCGGCGGCTCCTGGCGAGACGACGGGCGCGGCTCCGACGCCGGCCAAGCCCGAACCAGCGAAGATCGAGAAGCCGCAATGGGCCCGGAAAGCGAGTTGACAGCGCGCGAAGGCGAATGGCAGCGGCGGGCAACCGCCGCGGCCATTGCTGCCGCCCGGCGCGTGGTAACGCGCGACTCGGCGATCGGGGCGAACACGCCGATCAGCCGCTTGTCGGATGTCGAATGGGGCTGGATCGTTGCCGCCGTGATTTTCGCCTGGATCAGCGTGCGCGCGGAGCAGGCGACGGCGGAGGGACTCGACGTTGAACGGGCGTTCCGCGAGGGGGCGGATAGCGCATGGGACGCGGGTGCGATTGCCGCGATCTTGCCGCAGCTCGCGGACACGTCCGGCATCGACACGAGCGTGCCGCTGGCAGAGTGGCCGCGCGAGACGATGCTGCATTTTCTCGTCACGGCGCTTGGCTTGGCGCGCAAGGCCATGGCCGCGCGCGACCGTGGACCCGGCATCACCCGCAAGAGCGACATGCCGTTGCCGGTGTGAGGCGTTCCGATGCTCGACTTCAACCGCGTCAACGTCTCGGCAACAGCGCTTAGCGTCGCGATCAATCAGTTGATCGAGGCCGCCGAACCGCCGGAGGAAAACATTCGGCGATATCTCGGTGCGTCGAGCGTCGGCCAGGAATGCCTGCGCCGTATCCAGTATGACTGGATGTGCGACGCCGAGCACCCCACGCGCCTGCGGGACATTTTCGCGCGCGGCCATTTCTTCGAGGAAGTGAGCCGTCAGCACTTGATCCGCGCTGGCTTCCGTTTCGCGCCGTCCGAGCAGCTCGGCTTCGTCGCCGCCGCCGGACTCTTTCGTGGCCACTCAGACGGCATCCTGATAGACGGCCCGAATCTGCCCGGTATGGGTTTCCCGTGCGTATGGGAGCACAAATGCCTCGGCGCTAAGGGCTGGCGCGAGATCGAGCACGACGGTTTGGAAAAGGCCCGTCCGGAATACGTGGCGCAAGTTCGGCTGTATCAAGCCTATTTGTGCGTCACCGAGCACCCGGCGTTGTTCACCGCGACGAACGCAGACACCTGCGAGCGACTGCATCTGCTGTTGCCCTTCGACGCAGCACGCGCGCAGGAAGCGAGCGACCGCGCCGTCGCCGTGATCCAAGCGACGCAGGCCGGCGAGCTGCTGCCGCGGGTTACTGACGACGCCGGCGACTGGCGCTGCAAGATTTGCGGCCACCGCGAGAGGTGCTGGAAATGAGCACGCTCGCGCCAATCGCCGACAAGCTCGGCAAGCTGGTGCGCATGCTCACGTCGGACCACGACGGTGAGGTGGTTGCTGCGGCGCGCTCGATCAACCGCGCGCTTAAGAGCGCTGGCCTCGATATTCACGTGCTCGCCGCCGTCATCGAGCACGGCGGCATGAACACCACAAAGCCTAACGCACCAATCTGGCACTCAGTGGCCTGTGAGTGCGCGGCGCATCCCGAGCGACTCCGGTCGGAGAAAGAGCGCGCCTTCATCGCCGACATGGTGATCTGGACCAAACTCCGCGGCGATCCGACCGAGCGGCAGGCGAAATGGCTGCGCTCCATCTACGTGCGGGTACGCGGGTGACCGAGAAGCCGAAGACATTCAGCGGCGATCTCGCGCATCTGCCGCAATCGTTGCTGCCGCTCACCCAGCAAAGGCGTTGGGTAGTGTGGCCGTGGGAACTGCGCAAAAGCAAAAATGGAAAAGAGAAGTGGACTAAGCCGCCGCGCCTGACGCGCGACCCAGCTTACAGCGCGCGCAGCAACGACCCCGATACCTGGGGCTCGTACGACGACGCGGTCGCCGCCGTGGCCGCTGGAGATGCCGACGGGATCGGCTACATGCTGCTTGGCTCCGGCATCGGCGCCATCGATCTCGATCATGTTGTCGCTGAGGATGGCACTGTTCGCTGGGCGGAACAGCTACAGACAGAGGCGGCAGCCGCGTATCAAGAGCGCACGGTCAGCGGCACCGGCTTGCGGATCATCGGCAAAGCGACCGGCCCGGACACTCATCGCAAATTCATTTTTGATCGCAAAACCAACGCCGGCATCGAACTCTACCGAAACGCGGCACGCTACATCACTGTGTCGGGACTTGAGCTCGGCGACTGCGTTGCACTGCCCT